CCCCAATTTAATTTTCTTCTTATTTTTACAATATTATCATTATTCTTTTCATATATAAATTTCCCTGAAAGCAAACTATAAGTATATTCAACATCTTCTGTTAATACTCCTTCAGCAATATTCCAGTGTTGTGCAAATTTAAATAATTGTTTTATTTCATTTTTAACCTTGTCATCACCATAAAAATATAACCTATAATTATTGCCATTTCCTCTACAATATAATGTAAATATTGGCAACATATCTGGTAAACCAAATAATTCAATTGGTTTGTTTAACAATTCTTTATATGTGTTTGTGTGTTGATTTTCCATATTTGGTAATATTGAATATGATTCTGCCACACAAATATTATGTAATTTCTCAAAAAAATACAAAAATGATTGACAACAACCTACTCTCATACATTCACCAATTCTTGAATATGCTGATTCTATATCTTGTTTATAACCTGTACATGGTAAATTTGTGTTCACTTCTTTTGTTTTTTTAATTTGAGGATATAACATGACACCATTGAAAGAAATTAACGAAACAAATTCCATCAAATATGGTTGACAATTTGTTTTCCTATCACTATCTGAATATCCATGAAATCTCATCATAATTTTATGTAATACTCTAAATTTGATAAATTCATCAATATTATTGTAAAGAATAATTAATACATAATCATCTGAATGTTCCATATGTTCAATTAACAAAGAACTTTCAGGATATATTTTTTTCCAAACATAATAAGTATAATTGGCACAACAAACAGCTTTATATGATGATGCATAATTAAACATTCCTTGTAAAAAATTTTGTGTGCTCTTTATTTTACCATCATTTTTAATCAAATCATCATTTATATAATTAAATTTCCCTTTATTGTCAAAATTTGGTTTAATTGTTTTTGAAATTATATCTGGTGGTATTTGTATTTCTTTATCTGACCACACATTATAAGTTGTCAACAATAATTGATACATATTTGATGGGATTTTATCTTTAAATGCTAATGTCATTGCAATAAATGATGACAATGTTTCTGCAGCGGACCATTTTGTACAATCTCCATTTACAAACATTAATTTACTTTGTGGTGTTATATCTTTATTTAAGTATATTCTATCTAACATTTTTTGCATACTCAACATTTTTTTGTCACCCGGTATAGAAATTGCTTCATGTGGATTATTTTCTGAAATTTTTTTAAAAAAATTTTCTGCACATCTAGCCAATGCTTTAGCACCAATATTTATAACATAAAATTCTCTTTTTGAACCATATTGTGCTTTTATACATATATCTGCAATTAATTTACCATCTTCTCTTTTTATAAAATCTTCAGCCATATGTATAGTCTTAGATAAATTATTATTTCTTGAAATTGCATCCAAAGTTGTTTCAAAAACTTTTTGTCTAGTTTTATATTTTCCATAATAATCACTTTTTGCAGTTAACACATATTTTTTAAATAATTCAATATGTTCAATATTTTCAGGGCTGTATTTTTCAATCTTCTTCAACAATTTTTCTTTTTCTCTTTGTGTGTAATTTTCATCAATAATCAGTTCTCGATGTATATCACTAATCACTGCTTTTGTACTTATTAATTCTGATATTGGTTCATCATTTATTTCACTGACTATCTTTTTGTAATTTGGTTTATCTTTATTCAACATATTATTTGTTGAATAAAATATACATGCAGGAAAACAACCAATTTTTATGTCATCTAATAAAAATTCATCTAAATCATTTTCATTTTCATATAAACCATATTTTCTTTTGTTTTTTAATTTGTCATAATTTTCTTGAAATTCTATTATTGTTTTTATTGCATTTACATATTCATGATATATATTTGATGGTTCTTTCAATGTATGAACATAAATAAAAGCTTCATCTAATAATTCATTTATATGTATAATATTATAATCAAACCATAATGCAGGCATATCTATTTTTCCACCCATTGTGCTCAATGTTCTTTGTCCTTGCTCATACCTGGCAGTTTTTATTTTTATATTTTTTAAATTGGAATGTTCATTAATAATTGGTAATCTAGTAAAAATTCTGTTTATTATCCATGTTTCTAAAGATGTTCGATATGGTGGTGCAAATTTTTCAGTTAATAATTTGAATATATTTGTAAATGTTGAATATGCAGAAATATATGCATATCTATTATCCATCAAAAATTCAGCAACTTTTTGATTTGTACACATGGAAATTATTGTTCTTAATGAAAATATCTTTAAGACTTTACTATTTTCAATCATATCCATTTGATTATTACAAGACATAAAACTATTCATAGTTGAAGATAAAACACTATAAAAATTATCCTTTAAATGTGTTAATTTAAATGTTGGAAGTCTTCTCCAATTTGATATAATTATCCATTCATTTTCACTAACTTGTAACTTTCTTATTTTTCCAAAAAATGATGTATAATAATCTGGACATTTTGTGAATATTACAAAGCAAAAAGGTTTTCCAAGTTCTGAAAATAATTTATTATAACAACCAGCAACAATACATAAAAAATTTGGCACACCACAATTAAAAACACAAAATGTTTCTGGTTTTAGATTTAACAATGAAAAATGTAACAACTGACTAGAAATCAATTTAGATTTTAATAAATAATCATAACAATTTGTTGATTTCAATAAATCATATTTTGGATAAAAATCTTC